TAGCAATCGGTGTAGCGCATTTTGGGCAGTAAAGCTCGATAAAAAATCATGGCTGGCATTTCCGGTAATATGCCGTGCTACGCTAGATACTCCTCTCAATCCGTCAGCTAATGGCAATTAAACTGCTGAACTTAAACTGCATAAGTGACGGAACATTTAAAGAAGCATTGGTACTACACAGTGCGTTGAAAGACTGCAAAATGTATGTGGTATAAAAAATAAGGCAACGGCTGTTGGTGGTAGTACACTAACAGCTTTTGT